TCTTTGTAAGCCTTGTCATATTCTTCTTTTGTGGCAAATTCAACTCTAGGCTTAGGTGGAAATGGGATAGGAAGTTCGCGTTGAAGTTGTGGCTGAAATGTATCCTCGGCTTTGTAAACTTTAGAAACTAACGAATCGCCTCTGCCTACTTGCAAATTGTAAATCTCACGATGGGTCAGTCCGCTTGAACCGCTTCCATTAGCCCAGGAACCATGTGTCTTTTGGTCGTGTAAGCCATGTTTTTCAACTTTCGCTGTCTTATCGCCATATAACTCGCCCCACTCATAACCATCAATAACACCCTCACCCCAAGGCATAAATTGAGTTCTTCCATACTTATCGGAGAACTTTTGTGCTAAGTGTGTAGATTCAGGAGCGCTAGTTTTTCCCCAATAAATTTCTTTATCAGGCATTGCTTTATAGAGTTCGTCAATTACTCTAGTCGCATAACCTTTACCGCTATCGTAACTATGAAGGTAGAGAATATCTATCTTCTTATCAATTTCAAAGTCTTGAAATTGAACATATGCAAGCGGTTCACCCTTTTTATTATTCAAAGTCATTGTTTTTTCAAATTTTGAATTATCAATACTTACAGTTAATCCATCTGAACCTGTAGCCCAAGAACCGTGTGTCTTTTGGTCATGCGAACCGTGCTTTAGAACAGGCTCAACAATCCACTTAAGGACCGCTCCGTTGGTTTGAGCCATGTAACTATTGAACTGGGCTTGAGTAAGGGTTTCACGCTTGCCAGTGATTGGGCTATCAATAACTATATTAGTCATTTACAGTCACCTCAATCCCAAGTTGCTTAAGAACCGTAATCGTATCGGGTTGTACTTGGGAAAATCTATCTAAGGTCACTGACTTAAAATCAGATAATTTGACTCCACCATGAATCTGAGCCTCGACGTATTCCACTTGAATTTTCTTGTCTCTGCTGAATTCTGAAAAAGCATTACTTCTGCTTGCCCTCATTACATCGTCAGCATTTACTTTTTTATTACGAAGTTCGGATAGACGAACAGGTGTTAGTCTATGATTCAGGCTATCTCCTGCTGTAACTGTAGTTCTGCCCGAGATTCTATCTTTAAGAGTAATTTTTACATCTCCGTAAAGAGATACGCCTTCTTGGTATGCTGGATTCTCAACATCAAGATAACCATAGATTGGTTGAACGCCCTCTTTTGGAGTACGCCATACTCCGTTTTCTAGTTGAGAGCGGGCTTCACGATATTGCTCACTTGCACTTACGCCATATTTAGAATCTGTTGGAATCTCATTAAGGCTTTTGAAGCCTCCATCTTTAACAATATTGTCTAGTTCCCCACCCCAAAGGCGAGTTGCAATCTGACTTTGTGCAATCTCTTCAAATGCCTCTTTAGCCACAACTGCTGTAGCCGTTCCCCAAGTTGGCTCTTTCCCTTTAAGCGGGTTCCACTCATAAGGCATGGAATCAAGTTCTGTATCGGATGAACTGCCATTAGCCCATGCACCGTGAGTCTTTTGGTCATGGCTGCCGTGTTTAATTACAGGCTTGTATCCAACTGGAAATCTAATTGCATATGTCATTCGTCCCACCCAATTACTTCATTGAGCAGGTCGTAATCTTGCTTGAAAGATTGACCCTTACCATCAGGTGGCAACATAACCATTGAGCAGCGACAGTGCGGGTGAACTCGTCCAGCAACCTTGTCTCCAGTTGAGAACAGACCATTCCATGGAACTACTTCGCCATCCATTGGACCGCAGATATCGCAGGTGCGTTCATCCTTAGCAGTCATCCACATCTTGAGTGATGCAGGGTCGATGAATCCTTGGTCGAATGCCTGATTCCAACTTTGATAGCGACCTTCGTTTTGAGCAATACTTATTTCAGTGCGGGCAATCATTGTGGCGCGAGCGCTACGCAAGCGGTCAGAATAAGTAGCAGCATTAGATTGAGCCTTAACTCGTGCTGCTCCCTCTTTGAGTCCTTGCTTCACTAGACGGCTATATTCACGTTGCTCGAACTTAACCACTGCATCTGCCCACTTGGGATGAAGACCAACAACATTCTTGATTCTCTTTGCTGTTGCTCGGTAATCAATCTGCTCAACGAATGCGTCGTTGATGATTTTGCGAACTCCTAAGCGTGTCATTTCGTCGATTGATTGAATCAATTGCGCTGCTCGTGCTTGAGCGAACTGAGTTGCATAAGGATTTGTTCGATTGAACGAGATATTTAATTGAGCGGGTAACTTCTTACCTTCAGGAGCAGCCCATGCAGGAATTCGTGTTACTGGAGTATTTTGAAAAGCATCGCTGTTGCCGATATCTACCTTTGATGGAGTGAATGCAGGTAGGGCAAGTTTTGGAGCAATCGCTTGAAGTTGCTCGATAGCATTCTTGCCACCGATATCGATTGAATTCAAAATGGTTGAACTGATTACTCCCTGCTCTTGAATCAATGAGATTCGGTTGAGCAAATCGTTCAAAGTATCAGGCTGCAACTTCTCAAGGACGGCAACTAATTCAGCAATTGTTATTCTCGCATTGGTACGCGAAATAGCAGCATAAAGTGTTCGGGCTAACTGCATTTCCTCCGCATTCAGCGGATTACGGCGTTCCGCCTTACTGAAACGGATAGCCATGATTTAATCCAAATCGCCGTCAAGCGGTTCTGTCTCTTCAGGTATGTCTAGTGGCGCTGTTGTCTCTTGAGGAGCAGTTGCACCTTGAGGCATTGGAGGCATTCCAAAGTTTTGACCATCATGTTCGGCTGGTGGAAGTCCAGCAACCTCACGAAGATAATCTTCCAACTTAGGGTCAGGCATAAGAACTCCAGCCTGAGCCAACTTAGTTACGAAGTCTGAAATCTCTGTTAGGTCGACGTGGCTTACTTCGCCGTATGTCAAGAATGGTGCACGAGATACATCCATTCCGTTAAGTTTTAGAAGACGAGGAATCGCGTACTGATTCATTACTTCAGCAATATTCTTAGCGATTGAATCAACTGCCATTGACCATAAATCCATCTTTGATGAACCTAGTGCGTATGAACCTACACGGTCATGACCGAGAAGAATAAAGTCTGAAAGGATTGACATCGCCATACGCTGGTCATAGCGCTGAATTGTCTTATCTGTATCGAACTGACGTGAACCACCTGAAGACAACAACTGAAGGTCGAACATCTTATGCCCGTTGTCGTCGTACATCGCTGGCATAACAATGCCCTCTTGCTCATTGCGCTTGATTGAAGTCACGATGGCTTGAATTGATGCAAGCACTGAAGCCTGTTCAGGAGTTGCTGTTGATGAAAGATACTCAGGAGGTAAGTAAGCAACTGGAAGACCCGCTAGGTCGCGCTCGATACCAATTGCTTCAATCTCTTCAATACGACGCTTGAAGAACCATGGACGGTACGCATTACGAAGAATCGAGCGACCTTCAGGGTTATTCTTTTGTGAAGTTGTACGGAATAGCAAAGCCTTATCAATTGGAATTGTGTGAGAGCCACCTGAAGATGGGTCCGACTGAATCATTCCTTGAATTCCACCGTCAGCATCAATCATCCACTGCCACAAAGTTTCTTGTGAGCGGATAGGCATCTTGCGCCAACCAATTTTTCCATCATTAAACTTTGAGCGCTTAGTTGGGTCTGTTGAATCTCCACCGCGCTTTTTGTAAACAATCTCGTGATATGAATAACCAAAGACAAGCATTGAAAGAATCTGAGACAAAGTTGCATCCCATGAATCTGACATATCGTTCAAGCAAGAATTAATGAATTCAGCAACTTCTTTATCTGTCTGCTGTGTTTCGCCATCTTGCGAATCATCGCTGTATGGGTCAACGCGCCATTCAAGGCGTGTAATAACTTTTTCAATCGCAAATAACATCGAACCAATAGTTGGGTCGTTATCTGCCATCTCGCGATATACGCGAGCGCCACGAATACCACGAAGAGAGGTAAGGAATTCTTCGTATACTGTTCCACCCGAACGGCGTAAGCCAGTAGAGCCGAGTTCCTTAAAATCCGATGATGCCATGTGTTCCTCTCGAACTACTCTTTGCTCGCTAGACCAACAAGAATCTTAATTGCCTGTTCCTCATTGAATCCCGCGTTTTTCAACTCCGTGAATAATTCATGGCTTTGAATTGCGAAAGCGTTTAGTACAGACATGACAACTCGACCATTGAGGGTAAAGTCATCATTCACCTGCTGATTATAGCGCGAGGCGAATTTAGCCTTTATTCTCCGTCTAGGACAAATTCGCGAGAATTAAGACGAAGGTTTGCAGTTTCAAGTGCAATCTTTCGTGCTAAATCCTTTGTACCAGCACTTCCATATGGACGCTCTTCAAGAATACCGCCAATTGAATCAAATGACTTGAAAACAATTTTGAAAGGTAGTTCGTTAATAGAAGTCGTCATGTAGATTTCCACATATTCACGAGGAGCAATCTCCATTGAAAAATATGGTCGACCAGTTGGGTCAATAACAGTTTTTCCGCTAGGCAACGTGCTAACAAAAAACTCTGTCCATGCCATTGAGTTCCCCTTTCAGGAGGTTTTTCAACCCCAATAATAACACGAGGGTTAGAAAGGTGGCGCATCCTGAGATAGTGTCTTAGCCCATGGGTCAGGCTCTGAGAAGGCTGTAGAAGCCTCTGAGCGGGTCACAGTGCTTACTTGACCGATAGTGTGACGCTTCATATCAACTCCGACGTTCCAAGCCGTTACGGTTATCTTGGAGCGCTTAGCGCCTGTGTTCTTATCGTCCCAGTTCTCTTGGACCGCTGTACCGACCACAATGACCGAGACGCCCTTGCCTAGAGAGTCTGCACAGTTTTCAGCAGTCTTGCCCCATGCCTTAATATCCCAAAAGGTTGTGTCGGTGTTTTCCCAAGTTCCGTCAGGATTCTTGGTTGACTTTGATGAAACAACGGTGAAAGTGGCTAGGGCTTTTCCATTGTTAATAAACTTCAACTCAGGGTCTGCTACTAGGTTTCCAGTGATTGTGATTGGTGCACTCATGCGTATCTCTCATTCAGTATTGGTTTGGCTATTATGTTTAGTTTTCTTCTTAAGTTATCGCGTTCTCTAGTTGCTGTTCCGCCCCAAATTCCGCTTACTCTGTAATGTAGAGCATAGGTCAGACAATCTTGCTTGACTATGCAATTGTTACAAATCTTTTTTGCTTTTCTGTTTTCTTCATTCGCTGAAGTGGTTTCAGGAAAGAAGAAATCTGTTTCAATTCCCCAGCAACTTGCTCCCTCAAACTCCCATGGCATCTTTATTTTCTGAACCAATTTCATCTCCTACTTTCAATTGATTGGGGGAAGCAGGGATTAACTTAGCCAAAACTTTGCCATTGCGCCATACCTTTCCACCACAAATTCCGTCATAGTGTGATGAACTCGGAGCGATAAGAGTTTCGCATTCAATCCAGTAAGGACAACCCTTGCAAATATTTAATCCTGGTTGTGCTAAATCTAAATTGATTTGGTCAAAAAGCCATGGGTCAGACTTGCGACACGGCGCATCTTCAACAAAGTCAATCAAACCCATGTTGAAATTCTAACTTGTTTATTCTGTTTTATCTTGAATAACGGGGCGTGTCGTCTCCCCATATCTTTCAGCCAATAATTGTGCTAAAAGATTCAGGCGCTCTTGCTCAATCTGTAGGTTTGTCAGTACTGTCTTTGATTCCAACATCATCATTGTCCTCCCATGTTTTAATACCGTGATGAAGTAATCCTAAATGTCTCCACTCAGGATTCTCATCATCTGCCAAAGTAATCGTCCAGCGGTCATTATTACCGCCCATCCATTCAGCAACTAAAACCCAGCCCGTGCAGATAGCAGGGTCAAGAAATGCAATGTGCCCAATTTCAGCGAGCGCATTATCAATTATTGAAGGTTTCTTTTGCTCATCCTCACTCATGCGAGGAGGCTAATAGTAAAAATTGGATTGCCAAAATCGCCACGCCGTACAGGGATTGCCATAACGACTTTCGATATAAATGAACCCTCGCAAGATTTGCTTCTCAACTGTGAACAATGGGTCCAGCCCGAGAATCTGTGGAATTCCTCCAGCATGTAACTTTTCACCGTTTTGTCGTACAGGTGTTTTGTTATAGGCATTGGGTCTCCAATTGCTCTCTCGAGTCCACAAAGGCAAAAGACATTCCCACTGAGCAGGACCCCAGCCCCATTCAGGCAGCAAGGCTTTTGCATATGCTTGAGCAGCAATAGGTGTTCTCTCGACCAAGATTGGTTCGGGAACTACAACAATCTCTTGAGCACTCGCAGGTGTATCAGGCGGAATGTGCAGTGGATTGGCAATGATGAATCCGAATATTAAAACAATTATCGGAATCGGTTGAAATAACTTTTCATAGAATCGCATAATCCTCCAGTGTTCGGAGCGAACTGTTTGTCGCTACTGGATGCAGCGCTGCCCTGTTGTCGGTATCTGACCGACCTCGCTTTTGAGGTGTAGGTGTATTGCGAACCTTGAGATACAAGGTAGCAGATGAAGATGAATGGTTGTCAAGGGTAAAAAGGGTGTTCGGTGGAGGCGCATCAAATCACGCTAGAGAGAGGACGGACGCGCAACGAGCGACGACCCCACCGAACTCGGGTACCCAAGTAATAATGATACCCGAAAAACATATTTGAGCAGGTATGCCTAGCCGAAAAAAGGAGAGCATCATGAGCATCCTTGGCGGAAATGAACAATCAACGAACCGCTTTGACTCAAATATGATTGCTTATTAGGTCCCCTCAAAATAACCCGATAAGCGGTAACGCTGACTGAACCGCCTTCCAAGAGTCCAGCCAGCGAAACTTATTTAGAATCGCTCACCAGTAACCCAAAATGAAACTGGTGAGCGAAACCTCTATTTAGTTTTAGTCGAGACGGCTTCCAGTGTAAGCAGTGATTCCGTACTTCTCGAGTACTTCAGCGAATGCTCCAGCGAAAGCGCTCTTACGGTCTACGCTCTGTCCAAACTCACGGACCCAAATCTCGTATCCTCCGTAGTAACCCTTGCTGCCAATTCCGTTAGCCTTTAGCCAGTTAACGAATGCTCCACGGGCTGGAGATACTGTGACCCAAGCGAATCCGCACAATCCATCAAGGATGTATGTCTTCTTATTGAAGTCAATATCGTTTCCAAGTGGAGTAGTTGGTGTTCCCACTACGAACTTTGGAGTGTCTGCATCGTTACCCGCTGCAAGACCAGCCTCATATGCTTCACGATAAATCGCCTTGCACTGAGTCTTTGTTAGAGCCTTCTTCTTTTCAAGAACTGCTGTTGTCATTTACTTTCCTCCCTCTTGGTTTTTTAACTGCTCTCTTTCACATTCTCCGTAGAGTTTGTGATTGGTTTGACGATTGATTACATAGGTTCCGCACTCTTTGCAAACCGCTGCATATCTTTCCATTTCCGTCTCCCGTCTCTCTCTTACAAGACCAGTATATCCTACTCGGGTTTAATAATCAAATTAACACGAGCCTTGCGTCGAGCGTGTCGCTTGTCCGATTCCTCAGCAAGCAACTTCTCGCGCTCAGCGTTACGGATAGCCCGTAGGGAGGCTTCAGAGACCTTTAGAGGCTCTTTGAACTTTGTCCATGCTGGAAGTATCACTAGAACCACCGTCCGCTCTCAATAGACCCTACGACCCCGAATATGAGCAGCAAACCGATTGCGAGCGCGATGCCCTCAATATTGTCTGCCCAGCGACGACCCTTGGCGTTTAGTCGAACGCCTTTCTTTGATAAGTAGTTCTCTATCATGCTGTCACCGCCTTTTCTGCTTCATAAACTTCACGCGCACAAATCTGCGAGCAAAATTTTCTTGGGTCTTTGCTTCCGTCTGTATAAGTCAGATGCCATGTTTCCATTCCGTTGCGGAAAGGCGCTGTGTTATTGCAGCGGTCACAAGCAAATTTCCAAACAGGTGTTGGAATTGCAATAAAAACTATTTTGCTTTCCTCTGTAGTAACTATCATGCTGTCACCTCGTCCTTCCAAACAACATCATCAATAGTTGTTAAGCGGTTGTATGTATCTCCAGCGATATCCAAGAAAGCCTCAACTGGCTCCATTGAATTCTCGAACTTTGCAAGAATCATGCAGCGGTGATGAAGAATCTCCGCGAAGTCCATGTTGTGTCCGAACAAAACAATTCGCACGATATTCAATCCTTGTGGGTCCAAGTGATTAATAAACTCGTCACTTAGTACGCGATTGAACTGATACTGCTTGCTTTGAGTATTGATATCTGTCAACACTTTGCTTGTAATGGTTTTCATCGTTTGCCTCTCTCTAGGTTTACAGGATAAGAATATACTACTTTGGTTGGGAAATCAAACCATACTTCTCCATTGCTCCATCTGTGTCACATACGGCACAGATAAATCCGTACCACATCTTTGTCAGACGAAACTGGCTTCCGCACTTTGAACATTTCATTTATTTTCCTCCTCTACTCGATTAGCCATCCACAATGGACCTAGTTTTTCCTCTGCTTTGTTCTGTGCCTCAAACTCATCTTCGGCATAAACCCGAATAGTTTTTGATGTTTCCAACAAAACATTGAACCACTTTTTCTTGCTTGCCATTATGCGACCCTCCTTTTGTTGTACTTTGTTTGAAGTGTCTTCAACTCCTGCTCGAATGAGACACCGTGCTTCTCAGCAAGGTTTCTTGCAATCAAGTCAGCAATCTCTTGAGCGAAGGCTTTCTTATCCTTTTGCTCTTGAATGCTTTCAGCGCTATGAGCCTCACCGTTGTAGTAGTGGGTAACAACTTCTCTTTCGATATCCCACTGAAGGTTGAGCCATTCAGTAACTGCTGAACGCTCTGTTTTGATAACTCTTGTCCACTTGCCCTCTTTGTAGGTCAAGAACTTACCTGATGCTGTTGGAGCGTTTGCCTTTTCCTTGGCTAACTTTGCTTCACGCTTTGCATCGCGCTCTGCCTTAGCAGCAGCCTTAGCGATTTTGTCCGCTGTCACGATTCGTGATGGGCGATTCAAAACATCGGCTGGAGCGCTTGGGTAGCAGATTGTGCAAGCATCTTGACCAGCATCCTCAACGATTGTCTTCTCATCGTCGTTGCTGTACTGGACTAACCAGTTGTAACGAGTAGTTGGAAAGCATGTTGAGCAATCCATTGAACTGTGAACGTGACCATTGCTGGCAATAACTAAGAACGCTCTTGTCCATGGGTCTTGGTCATAAATAGCATCTAGGTCAAGAATTTGATTCCCAACTTTGAAAAGTTTATCTTGCAAGATAGCGATTTTGTTTTCGCATGATTGAATTTCTTCAATCCGCGCTCTCTGTGGGTAATGCTTTTGGTAAAACTTCAAAGTATCTTTTGCGCTATCAATCTTTTCCAAGATATCCCAGCGCTCGCTGTACAACTTAGATAGTTCAGTATCAATCTTGACTGCGAACTCTTTTGTCACACTCATTTTGTCTCCTCTCGTATTTACAACCCCAGTATAGTACAAAAACCCACTCCTGTACAATTGATTTCAATCGTGTCCTCGGTGACCCCGTTCGAGGAGCCTCTAGTGCGCTTTCTAAGAATTTTCTCAGTTTTCTGCCTTGCCTTTATGTGGACCCTAATCCCACTGACCGACTCAGCCTCGGCTGCCCCAATTGTGGCTACAGCGACCGTCAACGAGGGCGGTGTCCTGAACATGAACGCTCCAGCGGGCTACAAGGTCGACCAAGTGCTCTTTGCCTCTTACGGCACTCCTGACGGCACGGTCCTAGGTTCATGCCATGCAGCCAATTCCATGAGCATCGTTAGCGCTGCAATCAAGAATGAGAATCTTTCCATCCCTGCGACCAATACAGTTTTTGGTGACCCTTGCGGTGGAACTTACAAGCGCTTGACCGTTTCAATCTCTTATCAAGAATTACCCCCAGTTGCACCATTGGCTCCATCAAATCTAGTCGCATCATTGACTGCAACTGATATCACTTTGACATGGGATACACCAACAGCGGGAACAGCAATTGAGCGCTACGCAATTTTTTGGTCTTCAGATAATTGGGCAACTGGTCGAGCCGTTGCATCTACAACAAACACAATTACTTTGTCTTTAGAAGTTATTGATTACGATGGACGCGGTAAAGATTTTAGTTTCAAGATTCGTTCTGATAATGATTCACTTGCACTTTATTCAGACTGGTCGAATGTAGCAACCGTCTTTATTCCTGCTTTGGCTCCAGTCCCAACACCCAGCCCCACCCCAGTTGTCGAGCCTTCTCCAAGTTCTCAGCCGACATCTCAACCTTCACCGACTGCAACACCTGAGCCTTCTCCTTCTCCTTCAGTAACTGCTGAGCCTTCGCCAACTCCAACTCCAACTCCGACACCTGAGCCAAGTACCAGTCCTTCGCCAACTCCGACGCCACTAGATACCCCAACGCCAAGCCCATCGCCAATACAAACAACTCCAGCACCATCGCCTACTCCAAGTCCCGTCGTTGATACCAAACCAGTAGAGCCAATACAGCCAACGCCACAGCCAAGCCCACAGCCATCGCCTACCCCAATTCCAATTCCGTCACCTGAACCAAATCCCGTACCAGTCCCTCTTCCGAATCCAGTCGATACCCCTGCGGTAGAGCCGACTCCCGCTCCTGAGCCTGAATCCACACCAAGTCCGACTCCTCAACCTGAGCCAAGTCCAAGTCCCGAAGAGCCACCCGTGGCAATTCCTGACCCTGAACCGCTCCCTGAACCTGAACCGCTCCCCGTTGACGAGCCAACTCTTCCGCCCGTTGAAGAACCTCAACCGATACCTTCTGAACCCCCAGCGGAAATTGACCCGCCAAGTCCCACACCTGAACCACAACCATCTGAGCCTCCTGCCCCGTCCCCTGAATCTATTGAAGATATTCTACAAGATGGAAAGGTTACCGCTACTGAGGTTGATAATCTAGTCAATGATTTAACAGCCGATGGAAAATTAACTGAAGACGAAAAGGAAATTGTTGCAACTGCAATCGTTGCTCAATTCGTTGATGCTCCAGCGGTCCCTGCATCTGCATTAATCGAGGCGGGTCTTGATTTCGCTGACCTTCCAGCAGAAACACCTGTTGACATTCGAACAGATGAAAATGGAAATGCAGTAATTATTACTGCTGAAGTTGCTGATGCTTTAGAACTTCTCGCATCCCCTGGAGAAA